GGAGACAGTTTTATGAAACGCAAACCTAAAGTCGAAACAATAACGAAGGTTACAGCCAACCAAGAATGTCAAAACAAACGCCAAGCATTATCTCAAATCAAAAGAATCAAATGGAATATAGAATTCAAAAATAGAAACCAAGAGAAATTTTGGAACACTATTAGTTCTAATAGTCTATCCTTTTGTATTGGTCCTGCTGGGTGTGGAAAGACATTTGTTGCAACATATTATGCATTACAACATCTGGTAGATAAAGATTCTAAATTTGATGGAATCATTATTACTAAACCTATGGTAGAAGTAGATGGAGAGAAGATAGGTTATTTGCCAGGTAATGTAGATGAAAAAACCGAACCTTTCATGCAATCTGTTTATTACAATATGGAGCAGATTATAGGAAAGCAGAGGTTAGATGTTTTAAGAAAGTCAGGTGTTATTAAAGTAATTCCATTAGCATACATGAGAGGTATCACACTACAAAATAAAATAGTGTTAATGGATGAAGCCCAAAATTCAACTGTACCACAAATTAAAACATTCCTAACGAGAATTGGAATGGGTTCTAAGTATATCGTTAGTGGGGATTTAGGACAGAGTGATTTAAGAAGAAGTGTAGACAATGGTTTAGAGGATTCCATTAAGAGGTTTACAGGAGTTTATGGTGTTGGTTTTTCAAGATTTGGAATGGGAGACATTGTTAGACACCCAATAGTTGCTGAACTACTTGATAAGTATCAAGATGATAGTATAGATTTATCGGGTATAGATGCTGAGGTAACTCTAAGTGAATGGCTAAAACAACCATCTTATGAGCACCCAAAGTACACGCATTATTTTAGAAATATGCAAAATAAGGCTTGACTCGTATAGGTTTTTCTTTGTATATTGATCTAATCAAAACGAGGTAAAAATCATGAATTCAAGACAATCTTTTTTAGCAGGTATGTTAACTACAGCGGCAGTAGTTATGTACTATATGGAAAACATCTATGATGTACCAGCAGTATATGATGTTAAAGTAAAATATGTTGAGGTTGAAATACCTGCTAAGAAACCTAACTTTACAGATGAGGTAAAGACAATCAACTCATCATTAAACAAATCAAAACTAAAACATCTTTTAGTTTACACCTATGCCTTATGTGAGGAATATCAAGTTCCTTATACATTAGTAAAGGCAGTCATAGAAACTGAATCAAGTTGGAATCATAGAGCAATTAGTACAAGTGATGCTAGGGGATTGATGCAAATAAAACCATCAACCGCTAAGAGTGAATTCAAAACACCAGGTTGGGATTTGTTTGATCCTTATGTAAATATTACAGTTGGTATCAAATATCTTAAACAACTATATGATAGATTTGGAGATTGGAATAGTGCATTGACTGCCTATTCACATGGTCCTACCATTACAGATACCTATAGTTCCAATTATATTAATGATAATTTTTATGTAAAAAAGATCAAAAAAGTGCAAGAAAGTTCTTGACTTTGGCGTTTTTTCTTTGTATATTAAGGTATGATTAAAGAACAAAAAACAAAGGATTTAAAAATGAGAGATTTATTTGATAAAGAGTTTCAACAAGAAATGGATGATTTTTTTGACTATATTGACCATGAGGTTTTAGGAAAACCTAAGACAGATGATGTTCCAGTAATAACTGGTGATAGAGATACAGATGCTCTTCTTGAAGATGAAAGAAGAAACCAAGAAGATGTTGTAGAATTAGTTCATGAAGTTGATGGTGTTGTTGTTTGTGAACCTGTTGAAGATGTTTTAAAAAGAGAGGCTAAGTAATGACTAAACCACTTCAAAAATTTAAGTATATCAAAGGTGATGTACTTGTCGGTTTCTTAATGGATAGATTTGATTATACTGCCAAACAGGCTATCAAAATGGAAAAGAGATTACCTGGTGGTTTAAAAGTACAGGTGATATAAATGAAAAATACACTAATCACTTTTCTATTCACAACCTTAGTTGCGTTGTGGTACTTAGATGTAACTCCAACCGAGTTAGTTTATCTGTTGGAGATTTTACCAAATTATTTAAAATACAAGTTAGGAGTTTAATATGAATGAAATTATATATGATATTTCAGATTTAGAACCAGTAAGTGCATGTTGCAATGCAGAAATTGTCTTACATGATTTATGTAATGATTGTCATGAACATTGTGATAATATTTATGAAACCGAAGATGGAATCTTTGTAGATGAAGATGGAGTTGAATATTAAAAAAAGATCAAAAAAGATCAAATTAATACTTGACTTTGGCGTTTTTTCTTTGTATATTAAGGTATGTTAAATGAGGAATATATGAAGAACTTAGTAGTAAATGCTTTCGGTGATTTAGTTGAAAGAACTGATTATGGTAATCACAAGAACCAGTTAAATTTATTTGATAATCTAAATGAGGTTGTTGAAGAGAATATCACAGCAGATGATATATTAGATTTTTTATTTAATAGGAAGAAAAAATAAGGAGTTATAAAATGGCGTTAAAACCTAAAACAGAAAAAGTAAGGTCAAAGAATGCGGCCTTCAAAGATATGGTCAAAGACATGGATGTTGAGAAGTTGGCAGCCAAGTGGGCAGTTGAAGATTACACTTCACATTATTTTCAAGGTGAGAAAGATTATTCACCTGAATCAAATGATGTGTTAGAGTATGATGATATTGATGAAACTGATTTCTACTTAGATTAATATTTATTATAGGAGAGAATATGATAATGATTGCAATTATGTTTATCGGCTGTCTATTATTTATGTGGGCAGTTGATGCAGAAGCTAAACGGAAACAAAAATGAATATAAGTAAGTTAGTTCAAAGATTAGAAGAAATAGAAAACCACACTAAAGGTGAGGGGGCAGAACTAATAAACTCTTTGATTGAAGAGTTAATTGAAATTGACTTGAGATTGGAAAAGGGTTTTAAAAAAGTATTATCAAAAGAAAAAGATGAGTTCTTAGATGAGCTACTCCAAAAAGGAATAGACACAGGACAAATCGGTGAAGCATAAAAAGAGAGGTTAAAATGAGTAAAAGTACATTTGAAAAAAATGGTGGTTATTTCATAGATGGAATAGCATATATGGATTGTAAAATCACAGGTGAACCTGTTGCCAATGTTGGAACAGAAGCTAAATCTGTAATTGGTAGTAGAGCTTTAATGGGTAGAATGTTTAAACAATTTCCTGAAACTACTAAACCAGCAAGAGTTTCAACAGGACGGCCAGCAGGTTGGCATTTCATGAATGAGTTTGTTGATAAAGATGGAACAGTATTTCATAAAGGTAAGGAACAACCAGACCTTAAAGGAACATTACCACCAACAAAAGTAGTTCCTAAGAAAAAAACTAAAAGAAGGACTAAGGAAGAGATACTTATTGCTAGGGATAAAGAGAAAAAAGCTGCTCTTAGAAAAGCACATAAGCAACAGAAAGATTTTTTAAACCATAAATTCGGAGGCTAAATGTCAAAGAAAGTTACAAAGAAAGTTGGTCAATTTGACCACTATAAGAAATGGACAACTGGTGAAGGTTATACATTCCTTGCAGAAACCAAAGAAGATGCATTAGAGTATCTTAAACACATGGAACATGCCAACTTAGGCAAACTAAAAGAGGTTACTAAATGAGACAGAAGCCGTATTTACTAAAAAAAGATTGGGTAACTGGTCAAGATAAATCTGGTGAAGATAAATTATTGAAAGTATCTGATATGATTCAAGGACCAAAAAGATTAGAAGATGAATCTTTTGAAGATTTTAAAATTCGTAGAAAAGCAGAAAATGGTATGGTTAGTGATAGACTTGCTGGACTATATACACCAAATGAATTTGATGAAGTTATTGGGAAGATTAAACCTGTTAGGAAATAGATGTCCGTAATTAATTGTTACAAAGAAGATAATCCATTAATCAAAAAGAAACTACGGGAGGTTACAGTTGAAGAAGGACTGGAGATTGCAACAAAACTATTTCAGATACTTAACCAAAGAGGGGACGGTATTGGGTTGGCAGCTAATCAAGTGGGAATTGATGCACAGGTGGCCGTTGTCAATGTTATTGAACCTCGGATACTCATCAACCCTAAGATCATATCTAAAGATAATGAGATTGATTATTACGAAGGTTGTTTAAGTTATCCTGGTCAAGGTGTATCCACAAAAAGATATAGAGATGTAGTTATATCTACTGCTCAATCAGAAAGTAATTGGTATTTTAGTGGTGCTGAATCTTTACAAGATGTTCATGGTAGTTGGGAAGAGAAACATAAAAAAGATGAACAAGAAAAAAGAATCTTAGAATCCATTTGTGTTCAACATGAGATTGACCATTTGAATGGTGTAACAATATTTAATCGTCAGGTAAAGAATCAACCTGTACAAAAAAAGACTATCAAAGTTGGGCGTAATGAAAAATGTCCATGTGGTAGTGGAAAGAAATTTAAGAAGTGTTGTGGATGAGAAAACAATTACAAGATTATATAAACACACCAGTTACTTTTGAAAATGATGGGGTGTGGTATGATGGTGTTCCTATAATGAATGGTTTTGAAAAACCATTGATTGATTTTATAGCTGATAGTATTGTCCATAGGGGTGGTAGTGTATTGAACATTGGATATGGTTCAGGTTTTTTTGATAAGAGAGTTCAGGAGATTGGTGTTAGGGTACATACAATAATGGAATGTCATCCAAATGTAGTTGCTAATATTGATGCACCTTTTGCTACAATTTATGTTGGTCCTTGGCAAGAACACATAGAGACATTGATTGAAAATGGTCAAAAATATGATTGTGTATTTTTTGATACTTATGATTTTGATGGTAATTCTATGGAATATGAATGGTTTAAATTTATGGAGTATGCTGAATCACTATTGAATCCAAAGGGTAAGGTTAGTATGTTTACTTGGTTGGGAAAGGATTATACTAAAGAATTTAAAGAAGGATTGAAAAATCTAAAACTATATGAAGAAGAATATGAAATAAATGACTATAAGTATAAACACTTATATTGGGAGAAATCGGATGAAAAAGAATATGGCAATGAACAGAACGGATATGATGTTGAGAAAGGCCTTAAAGAAAATTAGTATGTTAGAAAATAGATGTAATGAAATGGAAAAAAAATTAGGTATGATAGGAGACTATACACATTTGAGTTTAGATAGACCAGAAGAAATAACAAGAGATGGTGATGGTAGATTACTTGATATACATGGTAATGAATATGATCCAAAGAAATCTGGTAATAATGGTCAACATGATTTTGCAGAAGATCAATATGATTGGGATAACGCAGGGAGTTTATAGTGGCCAGAGATTTATTTGGAAATCGTAAATTAACTAAAGAGGACATGAACACAAAAGGTAAGATTCAGTTTTCTAAGTCAGATGAATATTTTGAATATTTCAAAATGTTTTGTGTGGCAATGATTGGACTTGCTTACTTGTGGTATATATTTAAATGAATGAATTAGAAAAAGCAGCAATAAGAGTATTTACTCTAATCATGATAGGGTTAGCAATTATACTATGGTTACAACTACAAAGTTGTGCACCACCATTACCGAAACCGCAACCAGATATAATAGAATATCTTGAACCAGATAGTACACTAGCTTATGGAAGATAAATTACAAGAACTACTAACCATCACTATGGAAGAGTGCGGAGAATTAATACAGGCCTGTAGTAAGGCAATCAGATGTGATGACTATTATATAAATGAAAAACTAATTGAAGAGGTTGGTGATGTCTATTGTATGATTGAACTATTACATGAATATGACCTTATCAGTTGGGAAGATATTCAAAAGAGAGTAAAGGTCAAACAAGAAAAACTAAAAAAATGGAGTAAGCTTTATGAATAAAAATACTAAATCATTAATATTATCAATGATTCCAAAGTGGATTGCTATGGGAGTCTTGATAGGATTAGTAGTATTTAATTTTGTTGAAGGACAAGATATAGATTACTATGTTAATTCAGAATTTGAACTTAAAGGTCATCCACCAGAGTTAGTTCCTTATCAAATTATACCGTTAGATCCTGTACCTGATTGTAGATTGGAAATGGGTATTGAGTTGATATATCCTCAAAGTATTATGAATCTACCTAAACCACAAAAGGAAGAAACATTAGAATATATTTACAAGAGAGTTGCATATGAGATTTCTAACCCAGATAAATCTGCTGGACTATTTCAAGTTGATGGTCAAATGTATCATTTAATTAGAATACCTTATACTGGCTCATCTAACTTTTTTGGGTGGGAATATGAGTAAGACTAAAAAATTAAAACACGATGCCGATCATATATTAGTAGATTTAATACTGGAACATTTTAATACACAATCATTTGAGGGATTAAAAGAAAATTTAACTGGAGAACAATTTAATGACATTTTGGAAGTTGCCAAAGATATGTATTATATGGAAGTATTAAAAAGTGTAAAACATGATGTTCCAAAAAGTTAAGGATTTTATTGAAGTAATTGGTAAGGTGATATTCTTACAACAATATAAAAGGCATTTAAAGAAAAGAATAGAAAAAAATAATTTTGGTAGAAGAGAAGAATGGTAATAAAAAATAAGAAAAAAAGAAAGTTAATATTAGATAGGTTACAGATGTTATTAAATCTATGTTATAACACAATTCCAGAAGAAACAGAAAATATATTATTTCACGAACACATGATAGAAACTGAAAAGATGACAGACTTAGTTAGGGATGAGGAACATTGGAATGATTTATATCCTGATGAGATTGCTAACATCATGGTCAATGCAAATCGTATTTGGAAAATAAGAAATAGAATTAAAAATGGTAAATTACCTAATGACTATTTATCTGATGTCAGAGATTTGATGGAAGATTATGTTAAACAAGGTCAAAAGATAAACGCTATAAAACTATATAGAAAGAACCATGATTGTACTTTAAGAGAAGCTAAAGAGTACGCTGATTCTATTCAAAAAGATTTAAAAATAAGAGGTTTAATAACATGATTAATTTAAAAATAAAACTATTAGACGGAGATTGGGGTAAAGCTGCACAAGGTATTTATAATGATATGAAAAGTTATAAAGATGATGCTGGATTTGATTTATATTGTCCAGACCAGTTACTTATAGAACCTAAAGAAACTACTTTAATAAAAATGGGTATTGCTTGTGAAATGACAGATGATTATTTACCAACAAGTTATATGTTAGTTCCAAGAAGTAGTATTTATAAAACACCATTAAGAATGGCAAACTCAATTGGTATTATAGATGCTGGATATAGAGGTGAGATAATGGCAGCTGTAGATAATACTTCTAATGAAGATTACATGGTTTCACCTGGTGATAGATTATTTCAATTAGTACATCCCAGCTTATATCCAATAACGGCTTCACTTGAAAAAGAACTATCGGATACAGAAAGAGGTGATGGTGGATTTGGGAGTACTGGTAAATGAAAAAAATTAGACATAGTAAATTACCACTTACATTGGAATCATCCGACCACTTAACAACTGATATGTTGAAGGCTATACAAATACAGATGGAAGCATATAGTTGGGATGCTTGGGTAGATGAAGATGGTAACTGGTTCAAATATTGGAACAAACCAAACCCTAAACAAATGGAGTTATTTTAATGCAAACATTTTTACCGTATGAATCATTTAGAGAATCTGCTAAAGTCTTAGACTGGCGTAGGTTAGGTAAACAAAGAGTTGAAGGTATGCAAATCATCAATGCGATTGAAGGTAAGAAACGCAAAGATGGTAAACCATACAAAGGTTGGATAAATCACCCAGCTACAGTTATGTGGCGTCCTTATGTAAATGCACTCAAACACTATACCAATATTATTATTGCCGAGTGGATGAAAAGGGGATACAATAACAATATGAAAATGTATGAATACAATACTATTGAGAAACCACATTGGTTAGGTAAGGAAGAATTTCATTCTTCACATCGTGCTAACTTGTTGCGTAAGGATCAAAAATACTATTCTCAATTTAAGTGGACAGAAAATCCAGAGGCACCTTATGTATGGCACGACATTGAAGGTCAATGGTATGAACAGCATGTGGGAACAGGTGAAAGAGTTTATATGGATGATATGACCTGTAATTATTCAGGATTACCATCTGTAAGTTCGTATGCTAAATAAATTAGGACATTATATATTTAAAAGAATATGTAAAGACCAAGAGTTATTAAGGAAAAAACAAGCCATGAATATGTATGGACTATATATTAGACCAAATGATATACAGCGTTATATAAGTGATTATACTGATTATGGCATAGACTATACTGGTGATGACAATATTTCTATGGAAGATAGAATAGAAAAATATTGGGATGAATCAGATGGGGAAGAAATTTAAATGGATATACAGAAAAATAAAAAAGAAATTATCAGAGTAGAAACCTCTGAATTCAAGGGTAATAAATTCATTGATTGTAGAGTCTATTTCAAAGATGAAAATAGTGGTAAATACTTACCTACCAAAAAGGGTATAGCATTTAGTCACAAGGTTGCCAAACAAGTAATAGAAGCTATATTGGATGAAGCGGAGAATGGTGACTATGACAACCAACAATCAGATTGGAGAAATTTTAAAACAAATTAGTAGTATGGATAAAATTGATCATGTAGCAATTCAAGTTAAAGATGTAAAAGAGTCTATCGCTTATTATATGAGTGAGTTCAAATGTATGATAATATATGAAGATGCAACTTGGGCTTTGTTACAGTTTGACAACATAAAATTAGCATTAGTTTTGGAAGGTGAACATCCATTTCATATTGCTTTTGAAGTAAGAGATTTAGGACCACTTAACGGAACATTACATCGTGATGGAAGTATCAGTAGATACATTGATGATCCAAGTGGTAATAAAATAGAATTAATTAAATATCAAGAAACAAAACATTTTGCCGATGGTTTTCACGAAGGCCGTTGGGAAGATGATATAAATGAAGATGACCTAATAGGTTAAGGAGTTATATATGTATTATGAAGTGCAAGTACTATTTATTGAAGAGGTACAAGTAAAGAACGGAACTAAAGAAAAAAAAGTTCGTAAGAACTATTTAGTTGAGTGTGATGCTTGTTCTGTTGCAGAAAACAAAGTTAGAGAATGGTTAAAAAACTCACCATTCGCGTTTGATGTAAAATGGGTAAAAGAGTCAAAAATTATAGAGGTAGTTGATGAAGGATAAATGTGTAACTTGTAACAAAGAATCTGTCTATGATAGAGAAGAACATATTGATTTCAGGATTGGATATATTGAAGGTGCTGGTCAATTGTGTTTAAATTGTTATGATGAGTTATACAAGAAAACCTTTGTTAAGGAGAAAAAAGTTGGTACTAGATAGTTTATTAGCAGGAGTAATGTTATTCAGTTCCTTTGCGGTTAGGACACCTAATGTGCAACCTAATCCAGATGATTATGAAGTAAGTATAGGTGTAACACATAAGTACTTCCATTTCAATCGTCAATGGGAAAGAGAACTTGGTACAAAATATAATGATGTCTTAGCGTGGGCTAAGTTAGATGAGGGTATATATTTTAAACCAGAGTATATGAATAAACAAAGTAAATCTATTAAGTATTTAAAACTTGATTGGCGTAGAAAAGTACTTGGAGCTAGTTTTGGGTTCACTACCCGTTCTACTGATGAGACATTAAAATTATATGAAACATTTGCTTCGGTTGGTATTAGTAAGACAAAGAAATATTACAATGACAAAATTGAAGTACAGGTTTCATTTGATGGATATTTTCCACCTGATGATAGTGGCGACAATAACACATTTGAATTTGAAGATAAATTTAAAGTGAGTTGGAAACTTACAGATAAAATTAAATTATATAATCTGGGTGAAGTGTCTAA